GCACTACTGCGTCAACAATTTATTATTACGGTGTTATTTCGGGTGGTACTTACAGTGCTTTATCACCAACATATACCGCAGCAACCAATGTATTTGGGGTAGACAGTGTTTCATCAACAAATTATGACTACACTGACCCAAATAATGACCCATGGTATTATGGTTTATTTGATAATAATTCTCACCAAGTTGGAGGTTATTCAGGATACTCGTTTTATTCATATATAAGTTCGTTTAGATTAACTTCATCTCAGAATAGTTGTGCATCATTCTATACATTTAGTGTTAATGGAAATGTTGGTTCTATAAACTATAGCACGAATACAATAAATGTGTGTTTACCGACATTATCATCATTTATTGTTGATTTTACTACATGTTTAACTGACCCGGCCGGTGTAACAGTAAACGGGACTACGATTTACTCCGGTGTTGATGGAGTACAATTCTCAGGAGGTTCAGTCGTGTTTGTTCTAACACCTGAAATTGGTGACCCTGTTGAGTGGACTGTTATTGCAACATTAAATGACCCATGTAATCCTTGTAATAATACAGGTTCAGGAACACAAAATACCGGAACAATTACAAGATGTTATCAAGGTACTTTGTCTGGACAAATTTTTGTATATTCAGGAACTCCTTACTTAAGTTATGATGATATGGTTATTGCAACTCTTCGTTCAAGAGGTGTTGCAACATACGGTAACGATACAGGCGCCGTTTACGAAGTTACAGGGTTGACGGATGTTTCAATGGTAACTACAGGACAATATTCAGGAGTTACAAAAAACCCATTCTCAACCTTTGGTTTGAATGTGACTAATAATGATGGTACGAACTTCTTATTCCAAACATCATTTACTAATTCTGATTCACAATACATTGGTAAGGTGTTTGGTTCAACCAACTTTGGTAAGCCAAGACAAACAGTTCCATTATTTGTTGAGGAGAGATATCAGAATCTTTTGACATACGCTTGGAGAAAGGGGTATATTAAAGGACTTAGTGCGTCAATAACTGCATTACCTGATGCTAGACAAGCTGCGGACCCAACGTCAATAGCTTTTTATCTTGAAAGGTATCAATCAGCAATTTCTCCTTGGGTTGTATCTGAACTTCGTGGTACTAAGGTTTACAACTTGTTCAGATTCCATACAGTCCCAGATGGAGATGATGCAAACATTACTGTAAAAATTTCTTTGGCAAATATGTCGTTTGCAAATCAAACTTTTGACGTATTGGTACGTGACTATTTTGATTCAGACAACGCACCAGTTGTACTTGAGAAATTTACTAATTGTAGTATGAACCCAAATGAAAATAATTTCATAGCGGTTAAAATTGGTACCTCGGACGGTGAGTATCAGTTGAACTCTAAGTTTGTTATGATTGAAATGAACGAGGATGCACCTATTGACGCTCTTCCTTGTGGATTCTTAGGATTTAACATGAGAGAATATGCTGGTGTTGTACCTCCATTCCCAATCTATAAAACTAAGTACGACCTACCAGGTGAAGTGGTTTACAATCCGCCTTTCGGTACTGCGGCAGGTACTGATGATAGTATCACAAGTGCCGGTGATAATGTTCGTAGAACTTATTTAGGTATTTCAGATACCGTTGGTTACGATGTTGATTTCTTCGCTTATAAAGGTAAGAGAATCCCTAACAATATTTGTTTGGATGATACTGGTGATGAGTGGGGATACAGAACTAAAGGTTTCCACATGGACATAAATGCTACAGGAATCACAATTGCAAATGGTTTCGCAACAAGTGGACAATCGGCATTCTTCGTTGGTTCAGGTTCTTTTGTTACCGACCCTGAGAATGAGACAAACCCTTATTACAGATTGTTTGCACGTAAATTTACCGTAGCAGTACAAGGTGGTTTTGACGGATGGGACATCTATAGAGAGTATAGAACTAACAGTGATAGATTTGTAATCGGAAAATCAGGTTACCTAAAAGGAGCTTGTGAATCAATTACATATCCAAACGCAACTGGATGGGGAGCCTTCAAAAAGATTACCATTAACAAGAATTCAGTTGATTGGGCAAATACTGACTACTACGCTTATTTATTAGGTCAAAAGTCTTTTGAGAACCCTGAGGCGACAAACATTAACGTTTTCGTAACACCTGGTATTGATTATATTAATAACTCAAACCTTGTTGAATCAGCGATTGAGATGATTGAATACGATAGAGCGGATTCATTGTATATCTGTACTACACCTGACTACAACATGTTTGTATCGGCACCTGGTAACTCTGAAGATGTAATTTATCCTCAAGAAGCGGTTGACAACTTAGATAATACTGGAATTGATTCAAACTACACTTGTACTTACTACCCATGGGTGTTAACAAGAGATAGTGTGAACAATACACAAATTTATCTTCCACCAACTGCGGAAGTTACAAGAAACTTAGCGTTAACTGATAACATTGCGTTCCCATGGTTCGCGGCCGCAGGTTACACTCGTGGTATAGTAAACGCAATTAAGGCTCGTAAGAAACTGACACAAGAAGACAGAGACACTCTTTACAAAGGAAGAATTAACCCAATCGCGACCTTCTCTGATGTGGGTACAGTAATTTGGGGTAATAAAACTCTACAAGTTAGAGAATCGGCTCTTGACAGAATTAACGTAAGAAGATTGTTGTTACAAGCTCGTAAGTTAATTTCAGCAGTTTCTGTTAGATTGTTGTTTGAACAAAACGACCAAAAGGTTAGACAGGACTTCCTTGACGCTGTTAATCCTATCTTGGATGCAATCAGAAGAGACAGAGGTTTATACGATTTCCGTGTAACAGTTTCTTCAGATGTTGCAGACCTTGATAGAAATCAGATGACGGGTAAGATTTATATCAAACCAACAAGGTCACTTGAATTCATTGATATAACATTCTACATTACTCCTACAGGAGCGTCGTTTGAAAATATCTAATAAAAATTAGTAACAAGCCGGTGTAAAAACCGGCTTGTTTTTTATTTATCAATATGAGAATAAATTTTGTAAACGAAGGAATCACAGACGAGGGCACTCCTGATATGAAATATTATGCATTTGATTGGGATGATAATATTGCAATAATGCCGACCAAGATTATTTTAGAAGACTCTAAAGGTAATGAGGTTGGGATGTCTACTGAAGATTTCGCTCATTATAGAGAACTAATCGGTAAAGAACCATTTAACTATGATGGAACCGAAATAGTTGGATTCGCTAAAGACCCTTTTAGATACTTCAGTACCAAAGGAGACAAACTCTTCATAATTGACTCAATGTTGGCAAAACCTGGCCCGGCTTGGAGTGATTTTGTGGAAGCGGTTAATAACGGGTCCATATTTTCAATAGTTACGGCAAGGGGACACTCACCAAATGTCCTTAAAGAAGCTTGTTATAATATGATAATATCAAATCACAATGGCATTGATTCCAACGAGTTGACCAAAAACTTAGAAAAATTTAGAGATTTGGAAGGCGTTGGTAAGACTTCAAAGAGGGATATGATTATAGAGTATTTGGACATGTGTAGATTCTATCCTGTTACTTATGGACAGGGTTCAGCTCAAAGTCCTGAAGAAGGTAAAATTAAAGCTTTAAAAGAATTTGTGGAATATGTTAAAAGAATTTCAAAAATGATTAATAAAAGGGCTTTCCTAAAAAATAAAGTATCAAATAGATTTACACCTACAATTGGTTTTTCAGATGATGATTTAAGAAATCTAGAAAAAGTTAAAGGACATTTTGAAAAAGACCCAGAAAATATTATTAAAACTATTTCTACACATGGAGGAATTAAAAAACCTTATTAACTGGATACTTATAACTGGAATCTATTTGAAAAAAAACCAAAGTAAATAGAAAAAAAATAACTTGGTATATTTATATAATATAAAACAAAAAAAATAAAAAATTAAAAAACTGATATACGATGGCTGATTTACTGATGAAAATGCCGATACCCTACGAACCCAAAAGGCAAAACAGATTTATTTTGCGTTTTGATACTACATTAGGGATAAATGAGTGGTTCGTTGAATCAACTTCAAGACCACACATTACTATCAACCCAGTTGAAATTCAATTCCTTAATACTTCTACGTATGTTGCAGGACGTTTCACATGGTCAACGATTAACGTTAAATTCCGTGACCCAATTGGTCCATCGGCGTCTCAAGCTCTTATGGAATGGGTTCGTTTATGTGCAGAATCCGTTACAGGTCGTATGGGTTATGCTGCGGGTTATAAGAAAAACGTTGACTTGGAATTACTTGACCCAACAGGAGTTGTTGTTGAAAAATGGATTTTGGAAGGAACTTTCTTATCTGATGTTAACTTTGACTCTTTAGCTTATAATTCAGATGCGTTGGCAACTATTAGTGCGACTCTCCGTATGGACCGTTGTATTTTGGTATACTAAGATTTTATTTACATATTTTAAAATGTCCCGTATATATTCTATATGGGATTTTTTTATTATGGATAGTACTGGATACACATGTAACACCTGCGGGAAAATATTTGAGACTGAGGAAGAGTTTCTTAATCGTCACAAAGAGAAATATTCAAAACCGGTGGTTAAACCAACCGAATAACATTTATTTTTCATAAGTAAATCTTATCTTTTTAAAAAAAA